GACACGGCATCTGGGAGTGCATGGTCTGTGGCGCTCAACTTCTGGCGAAACCAACCAAGAGGGGCAAGAAACTCCATGATAAATTGAAGACGTTCGCACCGAAGGACCACGTTGGTCGATGGCTGTACGAGATCAAGGGCGACAGGTTCCTTCACAAGCACCACAAGATGGGGCTGTTCAAGTGCGAATTCGTTGAAGACTTCGACTTTGAGGAGTCCAATGGGAGAGCGGACGACCAGGGAGTTGCTCGAAAGGATTGAGAAAGCCCTGCATCTCCATTTCGAGGCGGAGGCTGCAGAGTTTGTCGAGCAGGTGAGGGGAAGATGGAACAATTTGGTGAAGGAAAAACGGTACTGGCAACGGCGGTGTGGGAAGTACGAGCGGGGATTGGACGCATTCGCAGAGCGGTACTCGGATGAAAAGATGCCCCCTCCGAAGAAGGGGCGGGGGACAGCGTGAACCTCGGATGAGAAGGCTCGCTGCAGCCTCATTATCTGCCACGCTCCCATGAAATGCAAGAGAGGCACCATGGATGACAGAAATACGGATTCGCAACTGGAACCTTTTTCAACACTACAAGGACCGGAACCCACCATGGATCAAGCTCCACTACGACCTTCTTAGCTCGAAAGACTGGGTGCTGCTAGACGACGCTAGCAAGCTGCTAGCAGTCGTGTGCATGTTGGTAGCGTCCCGTAACGACGGGTACGTTCCGAACGACCCAGAGTTCATTCAGAGAGTGGCCTACCTCAAGAAGAAAGTGGACCTGAAACCACTGCTTGAATGCGGGTTCCTGGAGGTGGATGCTAGCGACCGCAAGCGGATGCTAGCAGATGATACTACAGAGGAGAGGAGAGAAGAGGAGAGACAGAGGAAAGGAGAAATCCCTTTCGAGGTTTTCTGGGAGATGTACCCGAACCATCGCAACCCAAAGAAGGCGGAGACAAAGTGGAAGGGGCTGACGGTGAAAAACCAGAAGCTGGCGATGGAGGCCCTGCCAAACCATGTAGCCCACTGGGACAACCCGAGGTTCGTCCCATACGCTACCACCTGGATCAATCAGGAGCGGTGGCTGGACGAAATCCCAGAAGCCCATGAGTCACCGTCGAATTTGGCGAGGGAAATCTCTGCCAGGGCCAAGCAGCTTGATGCGCCATTCGGGGCAGTGAAGGCGTACTACGACGAAAGGGGAAGCCTGCCGGTGGAGAAGGAGCAGCTTGATGAATAGCCTTCCGCACGATCTCGAAGCAGAGAGAGCGATCATTGGCGCTCTGATGCTCGAACCGGGACTCGTGTGGGAGGTCATGCCGTCGCTGAAGCCGGACCACCTGTATTTGGAGCCTCACCGGTTGATTCTCAGCGCCATGTACGACGTGGCAGAGAACGGGGACGGGAAGGTTGATATCGTTTCAACCCGCCACGTTCTCGACGGGAGAAACCATCTGGAGCAGATCGGGGGGACAAGCTACCTGAGCGGCATCATCGACTCATTGCCTGACGCAGCGAACGTCGGGCACTACGTGAAGATCGTCCAGGAGCACGCGCTGGACCGAGAGATGAAACGGCTGGGCATGGTCCTGACCCAGAACGGGTCGTCCCCCAAGGACCGTGCTCACGCCGTTCTCGCCCAAATGTATACCGCCCTCGCGGGAGAGGAGGCCGCTGGGGTCAAGACCATGGCCCAGGTCGCCAAGGAGTACGAGGCAAACATCAAGGCCGGTCTGACAGAAAAGTGGGTAGAGACCGGGATCGGAAGTCTTGACTCATGGGTCACGATCCGCAGAAAAAATCAGGTGGTCGTGGCTGGGAATCCGAGCACGGGGAAATCGTCGTTCGCCCTCCAGACGGCCCTCCATGCGATGAAGACCAACCACGTCCTTTTCATCTCGCTGGAGATGAGTGAGGAGGAACTCTTCGAGCGGGTGATTCAGGGGATGACTGGCTGCTCGGCGAAGGTGATCGCCAACCCGAGGCACACGGGCGAAAACAACCAGGAGAAGATCGCCAAGGCCATGGCCAAGGTGAGGTCAGAGCATCACACACTCCATCTGCTCAGCCCAGGCATGGTGACGCCCCAGGATGTGATGGCCCATGCCCGGTCGATCCAGATCCGCTACGGGTCGATCGGCCTCGTGGTCGTAGACTACATTCAGTTGATGCACTGCCCGTTGAAGAACATGGGCACGACGGAGCGGACGACATGGCTCAGCCGTCAAATGAAGGCTGTCTGCCGCCAGCTTGATGTTCCGATCCTGGTTCTATCCCAGTTAAGCAGGGACAACACCAGGGGAAACCGGGAACCGGAACTGCACGATCTCCGCGACTCCGGGGCGCTGGAGCAGGATGCGGACATCGTGATCTTCACACACCGACAGAATCTTGAGGAGGAAGAGGGGCTGCTGCTGGTGAAGAAACAGCGGCACGGGCCGACTGGCCGGACAAGGGTGAAATTCGACGGGAGGCGGAGCCGGTTCTTGGCTTACCATCCCACTGATTGACTTGCAAACCCATAGGGAAGGACATATCATGTTTGTCAATGGAAGAGCGACTGATGTACTTCGAGACCGACCGGCTCCGCAGGGAAGACAAGATGGAGGCATTCATGCCGACTGAACGGGTTCCCTGCGTCAAGTGCGGCAAGGTGCTTTCTGTCCGAGCCGAAGAGGATCGGGTAGTGATTATCGAGTGCAAGCACTGCGGCCAGAAGTTCGAAGTGGTCATCCAGTCCAAGTCGCAAGCGGCTTGACCGCACCACTATTGACAGGTTAAGTTGGCAATGGAGGTGTGAATGGGGATGAAAAAGAAGGAGTACATCAGGCAGATCGACCTGATACGAGCAATCAAACTCCACGAACCAGTAACGGGGCCACAGCTTGCAAAGATGTTCAAGCGCACGAGGCAGGCAATCCACATGCGCCTACGGATGATGGAGCGTAAGGGCCTGATCGAGAAGGTCGTACCTGAGCCTGACGCACCAATCGTTCCCGTCCGCTATCGTTGCAGTGGTCGTCTGCGCGAACTCGAACAGCGGATTCAGCGGGAGCAGTCGGAGTCGGATTGATGTATTTCTGAATGAGGCCCTAATCTATGAAGCCGCCAGTGTGTTTCGGAGACTCGGGAACACATTGCATTTGGAGGTGGTGCTCCGTGAAATAGATGAGCAAGACGAGTTTCTTCGAGCCGCGATCTACGAGACAATTTCCTTTGTGGCAAGGCGTGAAGTCCGGTGTGCTAGAGAGGCAATCCACCACCTCGATACCATCTGGATCGACCTCGACCACCCAGAGGATTTGACCCTCCTATTTGACAATTCGTAGTTCCTGGACCTACCATTGTCCAGGAGGCCCTATGCCCCAGCGAACGAAGCAGGACGTTCGAGACCTCCTGGATTCTCTTGGCATTCACACCCAAGTAGACGATGAAGTCTTCGCTCTGGTCACTGAGGGAAACCCGACCATCAAGGCATTCATCGAAGGTGAAATCACCTTCCAGGAAGCTCTATTCATCGAGAATTATCTGAGCAACGGCTTCAACGCGGGTCGTGCTGCTCAATCCGCGAACTACCAGGGACTGGCAAGGGGTGCCTACGGGAAGGTGGGGCGGGCAGTCCTCAGCAGGGATACCGTCAGGCGGATCGTTTCCAGGAGAATTGCAGAGCACGCGCTCAGCGCCGACGAAGTTCTCGCTGAGATCTCAGAAGTTGCCAAGGGCGACATGACGAACTTCATGACCATTCACGAGCGCGAAATCGAAAATCCCAACGACCCAGAAAACCCGATGATCATCAGAACCGCCGTGCCTGATCTCGCCAAGGCCGAGGAGTTGGGAATGCTCCACCTTGTGAAGAAATACAAGCTCGGTGGCGACGGCACGATTGCCTTCGAGTTGCGGGACCAGGATAAGGCCCTAGACCAGATTGCCCGCCACCTCGGCATGTTCGAGAAGGACAACACCCTGCAGATTCCGAAGGGCCTACTGGAGCTTCTGAACCAGACGCCGGAAGAGCGGCGCGAAAAGATGGAAGAGTACGAGCGGCTGCTTGAGGAAGACGACTGATGGTAACTGAGCGGGAAGAGGCTGGTGCGCTTCTCGCAAAGCGGGATCGGTTGGAGCAGCAGTACGCCGAGAACCCGTGGAAGTTCTTCTGCCAGCAGGTGCTCACCGTTGATGAGTCAAAAGAGATCACATTCGGGAAGGGCGGCGAGGCCAGAATCCTGCGCTGGCCGAAGTACCACAAATATCTAAAGGAATGCCTGACCGTGCTCATGAACGAGCCACTGGTCGGATTCCCGAAGTCCAGGCGAATGATGGTCTCCTGGTTGATGGCCAGCTACTACATCTGGCGAGCACGCTTCCAGCCTCACAGCGCCCTCTTCTACATGTCTGAGACCGAGCAGAAGGCAGCATTCGCTGTCGATAAGCGGTGCAAGATGATGGAGGACAACCTCCGTGATCCCGCGTTCATGCTCCCCAGGCACGAAATGAAGACGAAGACCGGTCTGGTGGGGCACATGTCCTACCCGAACGGCAGCTACATCTGGGCGCTGGCGAGCGGCGGCGACGTGCTCCGGCAGTACACTGCCACGGTCATCTTCCTGGATGAGTGTGAGTTCCAGGATGAGGCACCCGCAGTTGTCAGAGCGGCCCTGCCCATGGTAGAGAATGGGGCACAGTTGGTTCTTGCGTCGTCAAGTGATGGGCCGATTGGCGTTCTGGCGGAGCTTGCAGACGCCTGCGGAATCAAGAGTTACAAGGACGTTCAGAGATTGGTGGCAGCATAATGGGCGGAGCGCCAGGGTCTCCACAGCAACGAGGTCAGTTGGCACAGCAGGCGAACCCGAACATGGGTGACGCCATGCAGAATATGAACCCGAACGGATTTCCAAGAGGGAGAAACATC